CGGATTATTCCGTCGTCATTGAGTAGTGTGCATATGCATGCTCTATTCGTTGTGCGCATCATACTTTACACATATAGCCGTAATGCTATATGTGTTTATAATATTTTGCCCCAACAATTAATTTTGTGTCCCAATTTGTATATTACTCATCGTAGGCTTACATACCCGAATTGTATGTTACCATTTTTGAGATTTTGTTAAATTTTGAGGTTATTTGTCAAGTTCATTTCGCCTTAAGAAAAATTGTTTCTAGTTATTTCCTGAGAGTTAATTGCAGCTTGTTACTGCGTTCTCTCACTTGATGCAAACTATCATGGGAGTCTGAAGCCCATGTTCGTTTCTACATGTCACAAATGTATACGTTGTTTATATAACCTTTAAACAACTCGTCTCGGCTGTTAATGGGCCTTGCATTTTTCTTTCTTTTCTCACATAAAAGATTAGATCTTTTTGATGGATTGCTGATTTTGGTATATTAAAATCAGATCCCCTTTTGTTAACTTGTAGGTACAAGTTGCCGCGTGTCTTTGTGCGTATCACTGAGGCTCGTACCCCGTTATATGGTACGACGGTGCAACACCGTCATTGTTGCTAGCACCTAACACGACCAAGTCTTGTAGTGCGTTTGTGTGCTCGTCATAAAACACTCATTACCACTTTTGTGGATTCAGTTCTCTTCTTGAGAGTATAAGCTCAAGCACCTATAGATAACAGCCCAACTATTTATAGTAGTGAATACAATGTAGATCAAATGATCAAGGTTTTTCCGTTGTTCCTTTTTGTATTGTGCTAGACTCACGTTATTAGTGTATTGTGAGTGACCTAAATCACTAACTGAATTTATTCAACCTATAGGTTCATCTGCCTCCTCAGATGGCGCTACTCGCGGAGAGTCGTCCACGGCAATTAACACGACAGTTAATTCCCTTGATGGTATTGATATTGGGAATCAGACCCTTGTTTCAGATTTGGGCCTTCAACCTGATTTCAAGCAGGAATTCACTGAATTTCTTAGACGTCCAACAGTTTTATATAATATTGCACTCGCAAATATCTTAATTACTCCAACTAATTTAAATCCTATTTTAGACTTATTAGCTGTTCCTTCAATGAAGCGAAAGTGGTGGAATTATTATACTTTTCGAGGTACTCTAGTTATTAAGTTTAGTGTTTCTACACCTAGTTATTCTTATGGTCAAATTTTATTTTCCATTAATCAAATGGACATTGAGCGTACGTTTGCAGGTATACCTAATGCGGACCAGCCATTCCATATGTCATCACGAATCCATGCTGTAATGGAAATTGGATCTCCTAGTACCGTAACTATGAGGTTACCATATTCGGAGCAGTATCATTATTATGATGTCCATAGCGGTGTTTCTTTTGCTCTTGTTCCAACAATTGATTTCAGTTTGCTGACACCAGCACTATTGCGCGCTGATTCAGGAGCTGCTACTACAGGTACTATAACTGCTCAAGCTTGGTTTGAAGATATCACTTTGTCTACACCAGTGCCTATTCTTTTTCAATCAGAGAGTACCAAAGCTTCTAAAGGTCCTATTTCTTCAGTTGCTACTGTTGTTGCTCGAGCAGCTAATACATTATCTTCTCTTCCAGTTATCGGTCCTTTTGCCAAAGCTGTTGAGATCGGATCTTCTGCAGTTTCTTCTATTGCTAAAATTTTCGGTTTTTCTAGGCCTTTGGACACTGATCAGCATACAACTGTTGGTCAGACTTGGGGAGCTGTTAGCATTGTTAATGATCAATCTCGCCCATTGACATTAGATCCACATCAGGGAGTAGCAATTAACCCTGACTTATGGAATACTACAGTTGATCCATTTGCGTATTCTGAAATTATTGGTAGAGAGGGTTTGGTGGATATTATCACTATAGCATCAACGTATAATCCCAATGACTATGTTTTAATAGTACCAGTTGGTCCTGGTTTAACCAATTCAACAGGTCAACGATATGCCTTAACACCATTAGCCTTTGGTTCTATGCCATTTGCTTATTGGCGTGGTTCCATTAAGTACAAATTTGTTTTTTCTGCCAGTAAGTATCATCGTGGTAAAGTTAGGTTATTTTGGTGCCCTGATCCAAGTATTTCATTAGCTAGTTTACCCAATACTAATGAGATACCAAGTTCTTCTTATAATGTAGACATTTCTATTGATTGTGCTACTACTTTGGAACTTACTGTTACCTGGGCACAGCCATTACCCTATGCTATTGTTGGTCCTATGACAGTTGGTGTAGATCAAACTACCGTACCAAGTGCAGGAGCTTATTCTAATGGTTATCTAATTCTTCAAGTTGTTGAGCCGATAACAGCGCCTGTTGTTAATGCTCCGGTTTATTGTTCGATTTGGTGTTCTGCCGGTGATGATTTTGAGTTGCAAGTACCTACTACTGAGACTATGAATCTTTATCAGCGTACAGCATATGTAGCTAGTACAGCTACGACTATTCCTGGTGTTTTATTATCAAATGTTGCGTCTAGAGCAGCTGGCAGTATCACAACTATTGCTGGTGTAACACCAGCTGTTAAATATGGTTTGGCTCAATCTGCACCAGCTTCTTCTGAAACTAATGTTGCTCAAGCTGCAGCAACTGAGGTTTGTTTTGGTAATACTCATTATGATAACAATGCTGCAAAAATATATATGGGCGAGAAGTTTAATTCTTTCCGGCCATTATTACAGCGTAAGACATTGTCTCGAACATTAGTAGTTTTTCCGCAAGTTTCATATTTATATGCTTTCTCAATTCCGTATTATCCAATTGAGCCCGCTATTGTTACAAATGGTGCTGCGGTATATAATACATGGGCCCAATGGACATATTTGGGTTGGTATTCCATGCTATTCCGAGGTGTGCGTGGAGGTATTAAAGTTAGGATTATACCACGTCGTGTGGGATCTGAAGGTAGGCCGCCAATTCGTATTACTTCACCACATTATGATCAGTGGTTTTCATATTCAACACCAAGTGATCCTGTCTTGTCTGATTCTACTAATTATAGTATGTCTCTTATAAATCAAGACATTGGTGCTACAGAGCATTTTCATCCAAGTGTTGGTCAAGAAATATCTTTCATCATTCCTTGGCAGCATACTGTAGATCATTATCCTACATGGTTAGAACCTGATTTGGGTGAAGCGGTTCAGTATCCTGGTGTTCGTATGTTAGTTGATTGTGGTGCAACAGCATCAATTCAAAATGATTTCGAACTGCAGTATAGTGCTGCAGAAGATTTTACTGCTACAACTTGGACTGGTGTTCCATATTTGTATTCAGTTGTTCCAAATCGTTTTTCGTAAATAATACAGTTTTTGTGATTTGAGTGGATCAGAGCTACCTGTAATTTCCCACTGCATTGAGCAATTAGTGGGTTTTCGTCCCTAGAGGACATACATGTAGTGTTCGGTACCATTATCTTACACAAAATTCCTGAAGACTGCACAGGAGGTTCTTAAGATCTTACTGAGAAGATCAAGTGTTTAGTTTAATTTCGCCATTTTATTCCCCACTCACTGGGACTATAGGAACCTAAAACCTATAGTAAATGAGATCATTAATAGTAAGGGCTACTATACAGCCCCAATAGTTGAGTAAACTATTCAAAATACTACACACCCACGATGAAGAAAATGTACGGTGAGTCTCACTCACAACCAAGCCGTCCCGCGGTTTTAAACGTGGAAAATTTCTTTTTAAAAGAAGCCATGGGGAAGTTGAATGAGCAAGTCCCAAAATTGGTTCGTCAGCGAGATCGAGCTAATGCGCTGTTCTTTGAGATCCAAGGAGACACCTACTCTCCTAATCACTCAAATGTTATAGCCCATCAAGTTCGGGGAGGGACATCTGTCGCGTTGCAAATGAAGCCATTGAGTACCCGCATGTTCAACGGGTCTGCCTATGATGAAGAGCTGTCATTTTCAAAGGTTGCTGGTCGACGTAAACGATCTCGTGATTTACGTTCGAAAACTGAGTGTTACCTGCACACTCAGCCTAATAATAAAAAGCGGCGAGTTGAAGTTTTGGATGATGAATTCAAAATAGTAAACGGAAAGGTCCAATTTCAAGGTTTGACTGACCTTAATTGGCGCCCAATAGGACAAAATATGCCAACTATAGGTGAAGCTATGATTGGTTCTCTTGTATTGAAATCTATTGTCAATGATCTTGACCATTTGAAGCGTGGTGGAGGCATTTTACCATTGATAACACTTTTCTCGACCCTAATTGGTGTTTTTGCCTGTTATTCAACACATACCCTAGTTGATATAACAGATGCTATTAAGCGGTGTTGTATAAACTTGCAGTTAGTAGTACTTGAATTGAAGAGGGATTATGAAGCTAAAGCCATGGTTTGTGCCCAAGATGTAGCAAAGACTGTAGTTGATTATTCTACCGTGCATGGTCAACATACATATCGTGATGTGTGTACTTTTGCTACTTTTCAAGCAGGTTCTTTCATGACTGCTTTAGTTAAGATGATTTTTCCTGGTCAAGATGCTGAATTAATTTGTGATTCACCATTTTTCACAAAGACTGATCGTTTGTTACCACTATTAGCTGCCATTCCGGTGATAACTGCTTTTGGTCTCAATATTGATGTCCCAGTTTTAGTTAAGTGGATTGGAGCAACTAGTTTTGGAGCACTAACAGCTTTAACACTAATTGACTCAATGGTTGACTTTGCTATGCATGTTGTTCCTGCTATATACCATAAGGACGCATCATTGTTGTATGGTGGGAGCAAGGATAATGCTACTAGTTGGTTAGAACAATCTACCATTTATACTACTCTGTGTGAAGATCCAGCAGATGTGTTCAATTATGTTCGTAAGTTACCCACATACGAGAAACCAGCATTTGAACAATGTATGGATTTATTTAACATTTTTGAGGGCATGGTTGCTGAGCATCTTGCCTTTGGTGTTACACTTTACAATATTGCAAAGAAAAATAGTGCTAGTGTCGCTAACTCTATTTCACGATTACGTTTACAACTTATTTCGGACATGGAAATTTTGCGAAAGTCAGCCTCTTGTTTTATGTACCGTGTTCCTCCAGTAGGCGTGTTAATTTGGGGTCCACCAGGCATTGGTAAGACGCAATTTGCTCAAAAATTGATTACAGAAGTTCATCAAGGTCTTGAAATGGATACTTCGATCTATAAGCATATGACTGGAAAATTTGCAGATGCGTGGGCTGATCAGAAAACCATTATCTTTGATGATGTTGGATGTGTCCCAGAAATTTCGCCTGAGTTCATAGACTTCTTCTATCAAACTATGGGATCTTTTCCACATTGCCTTCCTCAAGCATCTCTTGAGCGTAAAGGTAAAGCCTGGAATACTGTGCATCTAGCCATAGCCACATCTAATTTTACTAACATGGGCTTACACCAAGCAACTACTGATCTTAATGCTGCCAGACGACGTTTTCCATTTGTATTTGAATTTTATAGGAGTCCTGAAGGTATTCGTGTTCGTATCTTCAACCGTACGCCTGTAGAAGGTACACCAAGTGAAGTTCCACAAGTTAATCCACGTAATCGTTTGAACTCTTTTACAGAGAGTGAAGCATTGGAGTGGGCAGGTCAATTCTTACCAATAGAGTGGGAACTACATAAAGATTATCATCGTCGTGGTATATATTTTGGGCAACCATGTGACCATGGTCACTTGAGTGAATTGTGTAGAATGTGTGATGCTACACGTGCTCCACGTCCAAACTACACCAATCTACAAGGTATGACATTACCTGATATTAACGAGTTTTTCCAGGATTTCATTCGGGAGGGTGGTACTAGGTGTGATATTCTCTCATGGTTATTATTAATACCCTTTCTTGAGGAATCTTTCAAGTATTTATTGATGTGGTTTGTTGATTCAATATTTGGAGGATTGTTGGTAAGTTGTGCTGTCTTTTGTGCATTTAGTGTTTTTGAAGACTATTTGTATGGGTTTAAAACGCCTTTGAGTATTATTGCCCCAATGACTTCACATATGCCTATACGCACTATATTGTCAGCATTAATATATAGCAGTTCTTTTAACACGAAATTATTAGTTCATTTTCTTTTCCAATTCTTTTGTTTGTTACATAGTGAGCCTGAAAGCATTCTTATCACATTGCAAGGTTCTATGGCAATGCGGGTGTTAAATGATACTATTGCGAGCATTTCTGTGTGGCTGATTGAAAATCTTGAATTACCACCAGACAATACTGTTACACGATATATTGTTACAAGGACATATGGATATGCGCTTGGTGCACAAGTTGTGACACTCACCGATCGTTTTATGCGTGACGCACAAGTTTTAGCCACAGAACATGTGTGGAGTATATTGTCTCCAAAGTTATTAGGTCTGGGCAGTTGTGTTGCTTTGTATGGATTATACAAAATGTGGTATTCTGTGCGAGCTGCAGACTGCCAGTCAGTTGGTGATGCCACTTCTCAAGAAGTGATGGATAAGAATTTAGAGTTATCTAATCGATTTACTACAAAGTTCAATTCTGTTACGTGGTCAAAACCGTCCACTCGCCCAATTGTAGCAGCATATAAAGATACCAAAACTTTTAACTTAACTTCTGAAGCAAAGAAAGCCATACAGTCAAAAGCTATAGATAATTTGGTAGCATTGACAATTAATGGTCAGAATGGTACAGGTCTATTTTGTGGTGCTTTTCTCCTCACTAGCACGCATTTGTTGACCACCCTGGATGATATGACTTGGGGTATTAGTATATATGGTAGTAAGATAAAGAGGTCCATACGTGTTGCTGATGAGCAAGTTAAACGTTTTGGTGATATCTGTATTATTAATACTGGTGTTCAGGGTCATGCAAACATTGTATCTCATATAGCAAATGGTGAAGATATACCACTTGGTACTGGTTTACTCATTATGACTCAAGATGAAATGAAATTTTGTAAATTTGTTGAATTGCCACATATGATACAACTGGAAGCGAGTGGTTGTCGTATTTTTGGACGAGGGTACAATGTTCCAGGTCTTGTTGGGGGTATGAGTGGTTCACCAGTATTTCTAGTTTCTGAAACGAAATTTGCATTAGTAGGCTTTCATAGTGGTGTTGATAAGACAGACCATGCTTGGGGCATTTTTACACCAACTAATTATGAAATTATCAATGTACTTAAGGGATCAGGTGATAATGTATTTGGGGCGGTCGCAGCTCAAAGCGCTTATGATGCAAAGTTTTGTACGCCGCATACGATGCAAATTGTTGACCTTCATCCAAAGTCAATGTTGCACCATGTGTTGAATGACGAGCATTATCTTAATGGACCCATTACTGTCATAGGGAGCATTAAGGATGCTACACATGGGCGTAAGGAGTCGAAAGTGCAGCCGACAAAATTCTATGAAACATTTTCAAAGTTATTGCCTCCAATGGGCCCACCAACTCTGAATCCACGTGTTGTTGTTGAGAATGGTGTTGAAGTTTACGTTGATCCATACTTAGTGAACCTAGGCCGAATTGCTCAGTCAACAAAAGTGGTGAATTTTGCACTTTTAAATCTTGCTGTACGTAAGTTAGCTGAGTATCAGTCCAGAGTTGGTGATGCTACAACAATTCCAGGACCACTTACCCTTATGCAATCTTTAATTGGTGATCACACTATATACTTGAATCCAATTAATCTTAAAACTTCTGTTGGTTACCCACATCATGGTGTTAAGAAAGATTATGTAACTGGTATTCCTGGAGAAGCTTTGTATCTAACCCAACCAATATTAGATGATGTAAATTTCATTTTAGATCAGCTTGATGCTGGCTTTTCTCCTATGCCATTATTTACAGCCTCTCTAAAAGATGAGCCTATTAAGCAGACGAAAAATGATGAAGGTGGTGTGCGGATGTTTATGGCAGGTCAAATGGGTTTGACTATTGTGATGCGTGCATATTTTGGTGGTTACTTTGGTTGGTTGCGTGAGAACCGATCAAAGCTGCATAGTAAAATTGGTGTTAATTGCGCAAGTTCTGAATGGAATGATATGGCGTACCACATGATGGGTTGTGAGCAAGTTGATGGTGTCTGGATACCTCCTAAGAATGGTGTTTGGGATGTTCGTGGCGGCGACTTTAAGTGGTATGACAAATTGATGATGTATAGTATGCATGGTGGTTTCGTTGGCGTTGAGTGTTGTAGAAATTCCCCTAATTTCACACCTCAAGACATAGTACGTATGACAAACCTGTGTCCTTGCCTCCAGTATTATGCTGTTGATATTAAGGGTGATTTAATATTGTTGAGTGCAGCTAGTGCTTCAGGTGGAGTTGGTACTACTGAAAACAATTGTAATAATGAGTCTTTAGCTGAGTCGATGGCCTACTGGATGAGCTATGCGGAGCATCATAATCTATCTCCATATTTAGGTGCTTTGGCATGTGAAGTTGAATTTCCTTTTTATGATAATGTGAGATTATGTAACTATGGTGATGATAACTTGAATTCATTGGATCGCCATAAAATTAAATTCATTACTGCTGAGCGTACTGGTCGTATGTTCGCAAATATGGGTTTAGTTATGACCAATACCACTAAAACAGGTCCACCTGTGTATGAACCAATAACACAAGTAACATTTCTTAAGCGACAATTTCGTTTTGAACCAGCTGTTGGGCAATATGTAGCTCCATTGGACGTTGAGTCTATCTACAAAATGTTGACTTGGCGTGTTGTAGGTGACATGGATATTGAAACACATGGTGCTGTGGTAATGAATGAGTCACTTAATCAAATGTGGTTTCATGGTCGCGAAGCCTATGATTCCTATGTTGATATGTTGGAATTAGCTCTCATCCTACCCAAGGATGTAAAAACATGGGATGAGTTAACTATTCTCTATCAAAATAGTACCCCAGAGAGACCATTCATTGTTTACGATGTATGATTTCGAGAACCGGAGCCGAGGTTCCTCTAGAAATAGAGTAGCGCATAAATAATAATTATATGTGCGCGAGGCACATTTATTTATGCTGTTATATATAATATAATGCTGCACAAAAGTGACAACAACCAGACCATTAAGTTGTAAGTTTAGTCATTAGAGTTTTGGAACCATTGAGGTTTTCTCTAACTTGTGTGTGGAAGGCATTTCCCAA